ATGCTCCGTAGTCTCCGGTTGCCGAGGATGCTCCGCAGTTTCCGGTTGCCGAGGATGCTCCGTGCTTTTCATCGCTTTCAGCGTCCTTGTTTACACGTTTTACCGTATATTCGATTGCAGCTTTAACAAGACCCGCAATGCTGATTTCTGCTCCGATCTTAATTTTTGTAGATGCTACCTTAGTATCATCATTATGTTTCTGGATTTCTCCACTCTGCTCAACCTCGTGGTATACGCTTTCATTTGGAGAATAATAATACAAGCAATCCAGCGGATACTCGCAAGCGTGAAATCCATGATCGCAAACTTCTACGCTTTCTTCCTCGTATTGCTTTCCCTCTTCGTACTGAAAGCCACGACAAGTCATATCTTTATTAAATCCTTTGTATGTTTTAATACTCTCTCCCATCTAAACTACCTCGCTTTCTGTATTTTTGATTGGCATATCCAATGTAACCGCAACATCTCTGATAAACTCGTCCGGAATATAGATACCTGCCTGCGCGCATACCGCATACTGTACCTTTGCAATGCTAGCAATATCAGAACCTTGCTTTTCCATCGTCTTTGTCAAAACTTTCAGCAGATTAGCCACACCACCATGTGATTGCGGTGTTTTCCTTACTGAAATTCTCCGGATTTCTTCAATATCTGCTTTCATATTCTCCATGAATTTATTTCTCCTATCATCGAACCATCTTTCAAATGCATTCCAAAGTTCTAAAAAACAGTCGGTTTTAAGTATTGCATCTTCAATACTGTTGTAACTTTCCGAAAGAAACAGGCTTATTATCTGCCTTGCGTGCTTTTCAAAATATAATTCGCAACTAGCTTTCAAAAAGTACCGATATCCGAAACCGCATCTGCCGTTAAAACTTGAAAGCAAGTACCATATGTTACCTTGAAAATAAGAGTCGTATTTCGCATCCCACTTGGTAAACATGAGTTCTTCTCCCTTTCTATGTACCAAGCGCATAACACATTTCTTACGAAACACTTCTTCACACATATCTTTGAATGTATCAATACAAAATCTTTCAGTACCAAGGTCAAATGGCTCTTCTGCTTTCATGTATTTGTCAATGATTTCGATTGCCTTTTCATTTATTGGATAGTCCATATCACATAGTATCCACTTTCAACTGTTTGTCCTCTGTTACGCTCAAAAGAATTAACTGTGCATCCATATCCGGCACATTGAACTCATTCAGCGATTCTGCGTTATCAACAAAAATAGGCACGCTTACGCCGTATAACTCGCTAAGAGAACGGATAATATCAAGTCCTGCTACGATTCTGTGACCACTATTCAAAGTCGAATACGGAACGCCATTCACAGTACACTCGCAACAATCTTTCATACCGCCATTTAATTGCATTTCGAAGAGTTTGAAATTAACTGTCTTGAAATGGCTATTGATAGATTCAGAAACCTTATCCAGTTTGAAACGAATGAACTCTTCTAAGAGGTAAAGCATCTGTTCCTGGTCGGCAACTTTCTGCCCGATTTCTTTCTGCTCGTCACGAAGCGTTTCGATACGATCATCAATCGCCACATTGTTAGCCGCCTGTGCGATAATCTTATTTACTTCATCAAGCTGACTCTTTAATTTTGCTTTATCAGCTTTTACGTCCTCAACTGCCTTATCTGCACCCTTGGATTCTAACTCTGCAATATTAGCAAGTAATTTATCCTGTTTAGCCTTTAACTTGGCATATTCCGCATTCTGCATATAATCAGCACAAGACTGGATCTTAGAAATCTGTTCGCCAAATCCATTGATAATATCAATTTCTTCCGCTTCATGCAGTTTCAAGGTGTTGATTGTGTTTTCTAATTCTTTGTTATTCTCGGTCAGCTTCTTAATCATTTCAGCACACGCATTTCCATCGTCAACAATCATGGCAAGCGTTTTCGCGTGCTCTTCATTAAATATCTCGATTGCATCTGCCTTCCTCTGCGAAAAATCGGCTCTTAAAGACTCTATTTTATCTTCCTGCAATCTTTGTCCGCATAACGAGCAAACCGTTGTGGATTCGTCAAATACCCACTTTGAATCGTCAAACTTCTTTTCCTTTTCCTCTTTATACTTTTTCGCAAGTTCAGCTTTCTTAAGAGTCTGTTCAGAAATTGTTCTTTTATTGCTATCAACAGAGTTCTGCGCATTTTCGATAGAGAATCGAATATCTTCCAACTTTTCCTCATGTTCGTATTTGTGTTTTTCAATCTCACGCTTCTTGCTTGAAAGTTCGTTATTCATGGTCTGTGCAATAGCTGACATTTCAAACTGACAATGCATTTCTTCGCTGCGCATTTCATCAATCCGCACATCAGATGATTTCCCAATTAAATCTTCAAGTGCTTCAATCTTTCTCTCTAAATCGGCTTTCAACAACTCCTGCTCTGCCACATCAACATCAACCTTGGATTTCTCGGCTTCGTCAATACGAACTGGAATTTCAGCCTGTTTCTTCTTCCATTCAGATAATGCCTTGGAAAACTTGGCACGAATATCGTCTGTAGACGGTGCTTTCTCCAATTCATCAATCAATGGTGCATACTTGGCATCTGTCTGTGCAAGTTCCACATCTGAAACCTCTGCAACAAGTTTCATCAGAATGTCTCTCTGGTCTTTCCATTTCAAAGAAGAAAAATACTGCGGATTGGTCGTCATCTTAAACATTTCCTCACTCTGTGCCAAGCCGGAAACATAAGCCTTAAATTCAGCTTCACTTTTCGGATAACCGTCAATCTCATAAGAATTTGGGTTTCCCTGCAATGATACCGTATTAGTTCCACGCTTCTTAACCCAATTCTGTTTCTGAACCTTGGAAAGTTCCACTTCCTTGCCATCTACATCAATAACACCAACAACCTTGATTTCCACGTTATCAATGCGCTTTCCGTCCTTATCCAATGGTCTGACATTGAATTTTTCCTCGCCTGCACTGTTCTTGTTAAAAAGCAACCATGTAAACGCATCAAAAATTGTGGTCTTTCCTGCTGCGTTCTGCCCTTTAATCTTGATTTTATTTGAAAATTTAACATCAAGGCTTCTAATCCCTTTGAAATTCTCCATGTGTAACGATTTTAAAATCATTCGCATTATTACACCCCCACGATTCCTTTTATTGACAACTCATATGTAACTTTTTCCACAACGCGACCATCTTTACACGTTTTCTTGTATCTCCGGCTCTGCAATCTTCCGTATGTGCTTACCCTATCCCCTAAAGCAAGTGAGTCCGTATATTCTGCACACTTTCCCCATGCGATGCAAGTGATCAAATCCTCTTTTCCGTTTTCTCTTACGTTTTTGAGTTTCAAATCACAGATTTTACGACCAAGTGGTGTTTCTCTAAGTTGCTTTTCCTCGATAATTCCCTCAAGACTTACATCATTCAAAAGGTTATCGTCCTCTGGTTTTGTGATTGTATCAGCCATAACATACATAAGAATGGCTTCTCCAGACCCTGTTTTTACGTGCCGGGTAATTATCTTCCCATTGACGCATACCGTTCCGCTGATTCCTGTATCGCTGATTTCTTCATCAAACAGTACCGGAAGTATATCTGCAACCCCACTTCTTCTTTCAACTCCGATGAAAAATTTATAAAAAATCTTACCGTTTGATTTATGGCTTTCCCTTGGTGCTGATACAACATCACCGATCAACGTTATTTTGTTCTCCATTGCTTCTCCTTCCCATTTCTCTGTCAAGAACCTTTTCAAAATTATCTTTATCATTCTGTTTCTTTCGTTTCCCTGCCAAAAGTTCAGCAAGCATACGCTTTTCTTTCGTGGAACATCTTGTGCCACTTATATACACAACGCCTACCATGCATCCTCTCTCATTCTGCGTTTTCTCTTAATTCGCTTGTCAAGTTCGTCTCTCTTTCGGTCTACTTCCGACCAGTAATACATGATTGCCGCAATTACTGCCCCGGCTACAAATTTAATAGCCGCCATATTCCCGGCTGTGCCCTCACTATCCATATAGCAAGCGGCAACCAAGGAATACTCCATTGCAACCGCACCTATGATGAATTGGATTACTTTTTTCATTCATGCTCCTTTCTGCCACTTTATAATTTAGTACCAGTCAGAAACAAACGTTCCGAGTAACGGACATACAACAACATCTATAAAACGCACGGAACCATCTTCCATAGAATATGTAAAAGCCATTGCAGGTGTGTAAGTCGAATCTCCTGTATGTATCTTTGCATCTATTACAGAAACTCCATATGTTGTTTCCTCGTCAACGAAAATGCTTGAAAAAGTTTCCACAGAGTCAACCCTTGCCAAATAGTTGTCACCGCTACGAATTACCCTTGAATTAACTTTCTGAAATTCAAAATCGCTCATTTCAATTCTCCTTTCCATTATGTGTTTCGTTCCCCTCGCCCTGCTCACTATTTTTTGAAGCGGAACTCTCAACCATTCCAAGTACATATCCTTTCTGAAAATCTGTCATATTCGGAATGGCGTCACGAAGCTTTTCAACAACGCGCTTTTCTTTTTCGCTCATTCAATCACTTCCTTTCATGCGCAATATCTGATTTCGTACTCTGCTACGATTTTCGAAAAGATTTCACGCAATTTCTTATCATCCTCAATAATGTCCATTTTGTTCAATGCACTGATTTCTGTTTTCGTGCATCCGCTTTCTGCCATGCGCTCACGCCTGTTTCTGATTCTTCTGCTCAAGTCGCATCCGGCACGGTGTTCAAGTTCTGAATACATTTCAGTCCTCAATACGTTGAATTGACAATCTGCATTTCTCTGAATCCGATTAAATTTTGCATTGATTTCATTTTTCCAATTATCAAATACCGGCTTCACCGCTTCTTTGATATGTTCAGTTGTCTCAATGGCTTTCTGTGCTGTGTCCTGTGCCTTGGCAATCTGCCTGTCTCTTTCCTTGTCAGCAAGTTCTTTTTGAACCATCTGATTAAGAAGTCCTTGCAACGCTTGCAATTCTGGAGATAATTGATCGTTGACACTTTGATGTACATTGAAATAGGAAGAAACTAATTTTCTTTGCACTTCCCATGCCAAATCATCCGTGAATGATTTGACCAACATCAGATAGCCCTGTTCGGTAATGAGTGCCGTTCCTCTTGGACTCACGGCATCAATTCCTACTGGACGAAATCCGTCCAATTCAGTATTTTCAAGGTCTGACGGCTTCAAAACGAAATAATCTTCGCCCTCAACAAAATGTTTCTTGTTTTCAGCGAATCTGTGTCTTGCTGTTCCGTCTGGTCTTTCATGAACTATGTCAATGTCCTTGAATGTAACCACTCTTTTACCTTTGTACTCTTTGATGGAAATATCTGCATTTCCAATGTGTACTAAATTATCCATATTTTCACTCCTTTCTGTGGTATAATCCCCTTATCATCAAATAAGGGAGGTGAAAATCTTTTGAAACAAAGAATCATAAATGGTTATTGTGAGCAACAGCGTTCTGATTATCAAGTTAAGGTCAATGTTATTGAAAGCAAAACTACTGAATCGTCAGAAGAATACTGTGGTACTTACGATTGCAAATATAAGCGTGACGGCAATATTTGCAGTCAATCAAGTTGCTCTGTCCTTTCATCAAACAATATTTTTGTTGGCGAAAAGATGTAACCATTATTCCCCGGACTTAAAATCTCACGTTCGGGGAATTTCTTCGTCTGCAATCTGTAGATTAATTGCCCCGATTTTTTCCTGATATATCAAGCAAACGGCATCAACAGTCAAATTAAATGCCTGTAAATCAAGCACCAAATGCGGAAGACCGTTTGGTTCTACAGAAAAATCAAGTTTTCTAATTCCTTTGATTTCATGTCCATCTACAAAAAGATGAATGCTTGACGGTGGTTCTCCCTCTCTTCTCGGCTTGATTTCAATTTTTTGTGGTTTGTGTTCCATATTCTAACCCCCTTTCGTCACTCTCTTCTTGTGGTAAAAGCAAATGAATATTTTCCAAACGGAGATTAGGATATAATCTCTTTGTTTCTTCATATACGGTTTTGGTTTTCAGCCACTTCCGCATATGAAGAACCTGTTCCATGACATCCATATCGTGAATATCCACTTTGTTTAGAATCTTCTGCAATTCCTTTTCCATTCCATTAAAATAAGAAACCGGAACAACAATTATGTCATTTGCTGATTTAATCTCTTTCATGTTCTCACCTCTTTCCTTTAATTTTAAGGTTTTGTTGACCTTGTAAACAAAGTATAGTCCCCAAGAAACATTTTGTCAATACTTTTTTGTTGACTAGGGGACATTTTTGTTATATAGTATATATGAAAGGAGGATAAATAGTGAATGAAAGAATCAAAGAATTAAGAAGTCGATTAGGATTAACACAAGAAGAATTTTCCTCAAAAATTGGTCTTTCGAGAAATTTTATAGCGCAAATTGAAACAGGAACAAAAAAACCGTCCGAAAGAACAATTTTTGATATATGTGAAAAATTTAATGTCAATCAAGATTGGCTTCGCACCGGAAACGGAGAAATGTTTGTTGAGTTATCAAAAGACGAACAGATTTCAGCAATGCTTGGAGAAATCCAAAGATTAGGTGATGAAAACTTTAAGTATCGACTTGTTTCTGCACTGTGCAAGTTAAGCGAAAGCGATTGGACAGCCTTAGAAAATTTAGTAGATACGATTTCAGACAAAAAGTAAAAAAGAGCCAAGGGCAATGCGCAAACCCTTGGCTCTTTTCCTATTTTAATAAGTTGCTTATGTATGCATATATGGTTTTTAACCAATGCAAATTGTCGCATTTTTCAATGAGTTTAATGATTTCATTTTTGTAGTACTCTTCTCCCAACCTCAAAACCCCCAATCATGTGCCCTATGTAGCGATACGGATATTATAGAACGTGTGTTCGGCGTAGTCAATCCCCAATTATGGGCGGAGCCATGCCAAACCCCACCCATGCCAGAACTTGAAGTGTCCTTTCGGACAAGTCCATAGTATCACTACAATATGCATGATTTCAACATTTTTCGGTCGCAAGTTTCGACAGAAAATGTCATTGCAGAGAAGCGGAAAGCTGTTTCTCGATCTCTTCTTGCACTTTTGCGCGCCAACGCATCGGCACTTCATCAATCGTCATTTTCTTATCTACAAGAATACGTCTCACGTAGAATTTAACCATTATGCTTCACCTCCTGCTACCATATCTGCAAGATCCTGAATTGCTCCGGCGTTTACTTCATGTCCAGCTTTCAGTTCATCGATGGCTTTCTCCATCTCAGTCTTTGTTCGCAACCTGATAGTGACGGTGTATGTTCCATCCTCTGCGCCATCTTCTCCCACATCCGGCATATATGTAAACCCATCGGATTTCAGATCGGTGTATTTCCCCGACACTGCATCGTTGTGTGTAAATGTAACTTCCTGCAGGTTGTCCGCAGTAAATGCATCCATAATCGTTTTAATGGCATCGAAATTCTCTGCCTTGATCTGGATGTTTCCAAGGCTTGCCCCATCGGAAACCTCGAACTCTGTTTTGTTTTTAAGGATAATTTTGTCCATAATTTTTTATTCCTTTCTATGATAAAAAAATGGTTTATAAGTTACGTTCGAATATTTGTTCGATATTTGTTCGATATTTTTTCTTAAACGGCAGTTTAAATTAACTACCCATAATGCTATCTCCAAGGTCAATACTGCAACCAATTACTTCCCCGTCAGCTGTTTCAGGAACAATTTTAGCATCACTATAAGCTTTTGCTGATGTAATATATGCGGTAAATGGGATATTCAATAGCGTCTGTGTTTCATTATCATACCCATGGCTGAATACGTCAAAATATAAAATGCTAGATTTTCTAACAACTCTAACTTTTGTTAAATTTAATGCCCCTATACCAAAACTAGAAATTTTGGCTTTGTCAGGATACTTAAGAATTATTTTTACTTTATGAAAGCATCCGACTTGAACGTTCCACGTTTGTCTTAGCATGATCTCTATAAACGTCGATGCCGCACCTTTTGACCCAGTGTCGGTCATAAAAACAGCTTCTGCAATTCTATACCATCCTACACCTAGTTTTCCTATGTGAAAATTACTGTATAGTTTAATTCCAGAGGTTGGATTCAATGCACTTATATCGTTTTTAGTAGCAACATTATTTAAGCTGCCGTTTAATTCAGCCACCTGCTTGGCCAGCGAACCGTCTATATTCGGGTTAGCCTGCCGCGCATCAAGTGCAAATCCTTCCTCTGTCGTAATCTGGTTGTTTACGATACTTTCCGGTTGCAGTGCGCTTCCGATTTTATCCTTTAATGCATCTGCCAACTTTATGACGTTTTTCGCTTCGTCCAATGTAATTGTGGTGCCATCCAAGTTAATACTAAGCGTTCCACTTTCATCTACGCTCATGCTTTTTCCGTCCGGCTTTACAACTCCGGCATCCTCTGTTGTTGCAATCGCACTAGCACCGCCCACGATAGACTTAGACCAGTATTCCGTATTGCTCGTTGCCGTTCCTGCCGGAACTTCCTTTTTTGCGAAATAAAGAGTATTGTTATAAGTCACTGCATCCAATCTCTTATATGTAGCATCTGCGCTCCAATCGCCCTTTGGCACAATTGCCACTCTTCCTGCTATAGCCATTTACGCCACCTCCCAATTCAAATTTCCGTCATTGTCAACAACAAAGTTATAAGCGGAATTGTCCGTGTAAATCAACTCTCCATCCTCATTCACATCAAATTCTGTCATTGTGAGTTTCTTGTTAATCTCGTTTTCGATTCCCTGTACCCGGTCTGCGCTGTCCTTTGCGTCTGTGGCAGATTTTGCCGCGTTGGTTTCGGACACCCCTGCGCTTTTGGCAGATGCTATTGCCTTGGCAGATTCCACTTTAATATCTGCAAGATAATCTGGGCGCAGATGCTTTTCTTGGATACTTCCCTCTTTCACGATTGCGGACACCTTACCGTCACTGCCGATTGCAAATGCGATTGTATCAGAATCCGTAAATTCGTATTGTGTAATCAGTGCAGATAAATCAACATTCTGCGTGGTGCCATCGTCAAGCGTGATTACCAACTGTTGACTTTCCGGATTGTACTTGAAGTTTACCGCCAGTTTTTCCAGCTTGGTATCAATCATAGCCTTGGAACCATTCATCTTTACCACAGTCAGCGTACCGTTGGATTCATCCCAAAGGATTTCCTTTACAAGTTCGTTAGCCTTGGTCAAGTCAACTTTCGTGGTGTCGAGTGCGCACACACGATCGTCGATTGCATCAATGCCGCCCTCTATGTTGTTCAGCCTATTTCGATTAATTGCGGTCTTTTCGCTTGGAAGGTTCTCCCAATATTCGCGGCTATAGATTTTCTGATATGCCATCTAATCACTTCCTTTCTAACGCGGATAGTCTGCGTTCAAAATCGTTACATCTGTTCTGCAGTTTCTGTATCATGACAGTATTTAAAGCGATAAACTCTTGGTAGCACAATGTATACATATCATTTTCGCCGCCATTCTGCTCTAAGAATTTTTCCCATTCCTCATTAGATTCAAAATCTTTTTCGGAGAATACCGCATGTTCCAGTCCGTAAAACTCATTTTCAGATATGTCACAATCCGTCATTGCCTGTTCGACATCCTGTGCAACAAATCCAATGTGCGTTTTATCATCATTTTCTATGAGCCGATATTCCATCGGTTGCAGCAACTCAAAAAATCTCTCAAACCGATCATCCTCTAACAGTTTTCGAAAATCCTTTTTCTTTCTGCCATCAGACGTTGTTTTCCAACCACCGGAAGAATACCCTCCGGCAAATGGATTGGGGTTAGTTCCACAGTACACAGAACTAGAACTTGGGATTAAATTTCCGTTGTCTGAAATTCGTACATAATCGGATAGTCCAATACCTTGCAAATAATGCGCGGTTGATGCCATTATACACTGCCTTGCACTTTCTGCAGTTGTTGCAGAGTCTGCGGTTGTCGCATGATCAGCCGTACTTGCATGATCCCCTATGGCTTCCCCATTTTGATCTGTTACAGAGTTTAGGTCAATGCGTATGTTTTGCAGCATTGGCCTTCCTCTTGCATCGAGTCCAATAATTACAATGTCATCGCCAAGAGACGTTGCAATAAAATTCAGAGAATCAATAATTGACACTCGTCCATTCCCGTCAAGCTGGAAGTTATTACTTTCAATTATGAGCCTGTTTCCACGAAGCATAATCTGGTCAGCGCTTGCATTGATCATCGAAATAACTTGATCGTTCTCATCTCTGCCTAACTTTAATTCCAAGGACGCGTCCAATGCACCCTCTGCCTTTTGCGCGCGATTGACTTCTGCGGAAATGCTTTCTGCGGTCTGCTCAAACTTAGAGCTTGTCTGTTTCTCTAAATCCTCGTATGTGGATTGAAGATGGTCTGCATTTCGTTCTAACTTTCCGGTACGTCTTTCCACGCTTTCAATCGTATCTCTGATAGAATTAACCTTTGCAGAGTGCGTCTGCGTACCCTGTGCCGAGATTGAATCTCTCTTGCTTTGTACTCCGGTTAGGGTGCGTTGCAATAGATACGTTTCAACAATTTCTCTTGTGGTATTGAACCGGATTGGTTCCCCAAGTGTAAAGCATGGATTTCCGACACAAGTGCAACTTTTAATCGGTGTGTATACCGCCTGTTTCATAATCGGCAACAGGTTATTTGCAATCTGTTCAAGTTCCGCTCCGGTCTTGTCTGATACAAGAAAATTTCCTGTAATCGAATAGTTGTTTCCGGCGGTTCCAACAATAGCACCGGCATTATCTTCACTTGTCTTGATTTCTAGCTGTGTAATTTCCTTGCTTTGAAAGTCCTCATAATCAAACGCGATATAGTGTCCGGTCATGGATTCTGTATTTGCGTCAGACGGAAATAAATTGTCTGCCGGAAACAAATCTTCTGCCGGATAAAGTGCGCTTGTGATTGCTTTTAGAAAGACATATTCAAACTTGCCCTGTCGGTTGATATTTCCAAAGCATCCGTTAATCTCGCATATTGCCGTTACAACGGTTTTTCCGCTGATAGCGGATTCTTCTGTGACTGCACTTGAATCGTCCGTCTGTGTGGCTACAATCGTCTTATTGACCGTCATGGAATCATTGGCAAGGCTTGTTTCAACTTGCGCAATTCCAAGATGTGCAAAGAAGCTATCGCGGAACTGCTTAAGCGTCATTGGAAAGCTAAGTCCTGCATACCAAGCCTTAACATCTGCATTGATGATGTCGTACATCGCGTCATATGCCGTAATCTGCCGTTTTGTACGGTCAGCCGTAGGAACATCGGATGCAACCTTAAAAACTCCGTATGGCATCGGATTTTGGCTATCTCCGTCAATCGTTTCTTCAATAGAGATTGTCTTTCCAATAATGCTTCCTGCGGTGTTTCGTGCTGTGAATTTTACGCAATTCGCTTCGCACGCTCCAAACTTTAATTCAGACTCCGAACAAAGACTTTCTTCAAGTGCAAACGTACCGATTTCAAGCATCGAATTGTCTATTTTCTGATTCGTTCCAACAACAGATATGACCATCTGTTTATCTGTCGAGGAATCCCAATACTTTTCTTTTAAACTGCTATTTATCATATACACCACCTACAAACGAAAATTTGATTGCGTCATACTTAATCTTCCCATGTGCCACAGAATAGAACGTTGGCTGAATGTCAGCGATATATCCGTACTGCGTCACATAGCCGCGTTTCTCCGGCACGTATGCCGTGATATAGCCACCGCGCTCCTTTGCCTTGGTATAGTTCTTTTCTATGTTCTTCCAAAAATCATCAAACTGCTTTTCAGTCAGCATGGCTTTGGTTTCAAACTCAACCTTTAAAGCTTTCAGTTCCACGGCATCACGATGCTCATATCCGTTTTCATCCGTCCAAGGGTCTAAGTCCTGCATATTCAAATAGGAACTAAACGTGTCCTGCTTTATTAAATTGTTTGGGATGGTATAATTGCCAAACTTTACTAAATATCCGCCATATCCCATCGTTTACCTCCTAAAAATGGGTATAAAAATAGCACCTACCGTTTTGGTAGATGCTATCCATTTAATTAAATTTTAAGCTACTACTGATTCCCATTCAGATTTCAGCTTTTCTACATCGTTTTCAAAAAGTTTGCAAGCGATTTCGTACAACTGCGGAATCATTCCCATTTCCCTGTCGATATAATCCATCTTGTTTCTTACTTTTGGCTTGAGCGCGCACCCTTCCATCCTTGATTTAAGGTTGCAGTGATATTTCCTTTCAAATTCTCCATAAAGCAACGAATAGCGTTCTTGATACTTTCCATCGGCACCAAAACGGACAATCTGTGTTATCCGCTGTCTCTTGGTTGCCAAGTCAATATCATCAACGAGTCCGATAATAACATCTTCCTTATGGATGATTTCTTTCTGCTGTCTTTTAATGGTTTCGTTCTGCTCCCTAACAGTTTTTAATGTCTGTGAAAATATCAGCTTAGTGTTTTCATCTGCATATGGCAGGTAAGTGGAAATAAATAATTCATCATTATTGACATACCCACCTGTTTTACGGATTGTAGGGAGAACATCTGATGTTACCCACTTGCGAAACTTCTTGGCATTCGGCTTGTCACTCCGAAGAATTACTGCGTATAAGCCGGATTCAGTAACAAACCAAGTTTCTCCTTGACGGGGTAAGTTTAACTTACGTCGTTCATCCTCGTCTAGTCTATCAGCAACAATACGGCTGTTTGACATTTCCAATGCCCTGCAAACATCAACAAGGCAAAACATCGGTTCATCATCGACCATGGCCATTCTGATCTGTCCGAATATTGGATTCTCAAATACCTCAATGCTGTTTTGAATCTTAAGCATAAGTTGTGATTTTTTCATTCGTGTCTACCTCCATACATTTTTATCTGAATAAAAAAAGGAAACCGTTTGTGAAATCACATTGGTTTCCTCTTTCGTACAGTATGGCGTTCAAGTAAGTAATCCGCTTCTTCACGGATAAGGTTGTTTCCTTAGTAATAAGGATAGACTATTTTTGATTTTGTGTCAATCAGCTTTTGAATTAAAATAAGCCGTGTTTCCACGGCTTAAGTATCATTTATCTTTCAATTTTTATTGTAACCAAGTATATGTATATGCTTCATCAACATATATCTTATAACTGCTCGGATAGATCGTATCGTAATTTGAATCGTACGGAAAACTAAACGAGAAATAATCGGTGTCTCCATTCTTTTCACATTCTGCATAATGATAATCATATTTGATCAAGTTGCCAGATGCATCATACATTAAGCAAGAAATTTTCACAAATGAAAAATCTTTTCCGGAATCGTTTGTAGCTTCAACCGTAACATTATCTGCTCCAATGTCCGATTGAACCATTATATTGCGAACATCACAAACAGCATTTGTTGCTTCATCAACACTCAACGACATTTTATAGTTATCATAAGAAACATCGTTATAATCAGAATCGCTCGGTGCGTCAAAATAAAGAACACATTCCTTACCGGATTCAAAAGCTCTGTTACAATCGCTTTTGCTATCCAGCATTTTACCGTTTTTGTAGTATACAAGTTTTGCGTCCAGATCAACATTTACCTTGTTGTTGTTTTTCAAGATAGCAACAACTCCATGACCACTATCTTGGTATTCAATTGAGATGTTTTTCTTTACCTTGTTCGCATTAAAGGAAGAAGTGACGGTAACTTTGCAAGAAAGCGTTTTCTTTGCAATTTTTGCTTTTACGTACGTTGTTCCTTCTCCAACCGCCAGAACCTTTCCAGACTTGTTTACAGAAGCAACATATTTATTGCCACTACTCCATTTAGCAGTTTTCCTCATTCCGCTTATCTTTAATGTTGCGGATTCTCCAATTTTTAAATTAAGAGTCTTTCTGCTTAATTTGATAGTTGCCGCCTGCAAAGTTTCCTGTACTCCAACAATGTTCTGTGCTGCTACGCTTGTTGCCAGCATTGAAAGCGATAATGCCGCTACTGCAAAAATTTTCTTAAACCTTTTCATATGAAACCCCTTTCCGGTGAACAATGCACTCTTGTTTGTAATCATTTATTTTTCACTTCGAAACAAACTTTTGATTCATCCCAAAAATCAGTTTCATATTCGAGTGAAATATCTTTAAAATTTTTCGGAACTTCAAAACAAACAATTCCCTTTGTTTTCTTTCCTGGAGACAATGTTGCATCGAGAGCTTTTCCTTCATCGGCATATGTCATTTCACAATCATACCCATCTGCGTAACAATTAAAATCAGTCGAAGAAATATATTGGTCAGAATCAGATATATTTACAAATTCAAGCTCAAATTTGTAATACTCATTTCCCTTTTCTGCTTCATCATATTCATTTTTAAACGGTTCAGCTTTCAAAAATGTTATACGCAGATCTTCCGTTTCTACAGAATCGCCTACTTTAAAAAATTCCTCGCTTGCTTCTGTTGCATTATCCACAGATTCTGTATCTTGGCTGTTTTCGACCTTTTTAGGCTTATCTAAATCATCTCCATCAAATATAAGCGATGCGAAAACGAAAATAATTATCGCAACTATTGAACAAGCCAGACCCGCAATTGCAGTTCCATGCCCTTTACATTTTTGCGTAAGTGCAATTATTGCGCATACGAGACCAATTATTGCCGGAACTGCACCTATCGCAACACACGCTAACAAAACGCCTGCTATTCCGCACACTAAAGACGCAATTCCCCATCCACTTTGTTTCATAATCAAATTCCTCCTTGCTTGTAATATATACATATCAATATACCACAAGTATAGGAGTTTGTCACTATACCGGGAATGGCGACATTCCGGTACGATTAAAATACTCTTGTGCGCTTTGCCGTGTGCTATCAAAGATAACTTTTCCGTCAAGTGAAATCTGAATCGGTCGATTATTTCCTCCGCCCATTTTCACAAGCGGCTGGATAACTTCCTTTACAGCCTGTGCAACTCCGTAAGAAACAGACGATACAATCTGATCGTTATTCATTACTGCCGTATGACCTCCAAGCGTTCCGACAAGTTCCGGGCCCGCTTCTCTCGCAACGAACATCTGTCCCATGTTTGGCAATCCACCAACTGCGTATTTCTTAATCGGTTTCCAACTTCCACCGGAAAATACACCGCCATCGGCTTTCTTTGTTGCAGAACCTTTCGTTTTTACATTTACGGTTTTTCCGCTAAAGAATGTCGATACACTAGACCAGAGATTCTTTAGTGCATTTGTGGCAAATGAAATGCCGATTTTCAATGTCCTTCCTGCATTGATAACTTTTTCATTCCACTCGTTTCTTACATCTTTCCACCATGTTCCACCGGCTTTCTTGACGTTTACGGTAAATCTCTTTACCTCTTTTCCTGCCGTAGTGCTTTCCCACCATTTTTTAACATTAGACCACCATTCACCGGCTTTATTTTTAACGCCTGTATTAAATTCTTTTACCTTTCCAACCTTTTCCGCCCAATATTTCTTAGTGTTACTCCACCACTTAGATGCATCATTCTGGACTGCGGTTGTAAATTTCTTAACTTGTCCAACTTTTTGACCCCAATATTTCTTAGTGTTACTCCACCATTCTTTAGCAGAGTCTTTTACATCTGTAGTAAATTCTTTTACTTTGCCGACTTTTTTAGACCAGTATTCCTTAGTATTCTCCCACCATTCTTTAGCATTATCTTTTACCCTAGCTTTAAAATCTGCATATTTATTTTTTATCTTATCCCAATCAGACTTTAGCTTCTTCCATAATTCAGATGCTGTTGTCTTTATTTTAGCTTGGAATTCAAGAGTTTTGTGGGATTTTGCACTGTTTGCATCATACGGATTTGCTTTATTTTTATTAGCGGCATTTTTTCTATCCTCAATAGAGACAGCCCTTCCGTTATTATATGGATTAGCCTTGTTATCTCTGGCAGTTTTTTTCCGCCCCTCGACCCATCCGTATTTTTTAATATTGCCTATCCATTCTTTAAAGTCCTTAGAAAACTGTACTGCGACTGTAATTGTGGCTGCAATTACAAAACCTGTTGCAAGGGTTCCGGCTATGCCACCTCCCAACTTTACCAAACTTAGTTTTTTTGTTATCGCTTTACTTAATTTCTTATCAAGATTCTTTGTTATAGCACTCTTTATTAACTTATAGAAGTTTTTTCCAAGTCTGCTAAATGCTCTCGCCCCAATTATCGTTGCTATGGTAGTCGGCGATAAATTCGTTAGAAACGTTTTTAATCCATTGAAAATATCTTTCCAACTCAAATCATCAAAGAATCCTCGGACAAACTTCCAAAAACCATCAACCCATCCGTTGATAGCTTCTGCACACTGTTTCCATTTAAACTTTTTAAAGAAACGATTAAATCCATGTGCAACATTCTTGCCAAATGTTTCAAACTTAAATTTATCCGTAAATCCCTTTGATGCGAATATTGCAGTATTCAAAGCTCCTGCGATTACATCAGCGGTTGCAGTAAATACGCTATTTCCCTTTTTATCTTCTGAAAACAAACCATTTAGAAACTCTGCGAGTCCTGTTCCGAAGCCAGAAGCTTTAGCATATATTTCATCCCATTCAATGCCACCAACGGCTTTTACAAGGGCGGCTCTGATAGATTCTCCGAGTTCTTCAAGGTCTTTGATGTTGCTTTTGAATTTCTTAAAGATAGTGTCGGTCTGAACCAGTTTTCCGGTATCTCCACCACCAGAACCACCAGCACCTGAACCAGATCCAGAACCAGAACCTTTATTCCCAGAACCGGAGCCCTTGTCTTTACTTTGTTTTGAAATAACCTTTAATTCATCAAATGCACGCGTTGCCTGTTGGATTTCCTTTTTTGCTTTCTTGGCATTCTTTGCGATACCACCCGTGTTTTTCCCTGCGTTTCCTGCGGCATTGCTTAAATCGTCCATGCCGTCAGATGCGCTTCCAATATCATCAGCAAGACCGCTGATTCCTGCCCCTTTGCTTGCTTCATACTTCCATCCGAAGATAGAACCTAAAGCATTTGTGACCATTTCTGCAAAAGAAATAACCTTTTGCAGAACTGCATTAAGCACCTTGATAAATGGCTTAAATGCATTGATTAAACCACCACCAACAACCGCTCCAAGTGCTTTAAAGTTCTCTTTAAGCATGGTTATCTGGTTATGCCATGTCAATATGTTATCGTAAAGGCTTTTTATCCTCTACTTCTTATGGTTTCCCATAAGTTCGGCGTACATTTTCAACCACAGCATTGTGGCTGTCGGATACTCTTGGGGATATTATATTCTACACTCTTTCCATAAGAAAAGAGCATAGGTTCAATCCCTACGCTCTACAATGTGCTATAACTTTTATTTTATAGCCTTATCTCGGTATTAGCTTATTGACTTATCCACTTATAACCATAAGCAGTTCGCCCCTCTTGGTCAATTACCTTATGTATTGCTTTGTAATTAACTCCAAGAGATTCCCCTGCTTCGGATATTCTATCGAACACTCTTATAATCTCTCTGGTTTTCGCATCCACTTGCGCAATTTTTCTTCCTTTTTTACGCTTTTTATAGATACTCAAATCTTTTATTGGAAAATCTTCTTCGTATACAAAAATATATCCATTTGCCGACTTATAAGTATTTGAAAGCACACCGGAAATAGTTGTTCTATTTGCTCCGGTAATCCTAGCCGCTTCCTGCAAACTTTTAAATTTCTGTATAAAATTTCCTTCCATATCACATTGAATAATGCTTCTCATTCCGTTAGGTTCCGGCTTTCTATAGGTTTTCGCTCCGTTTGATTCATATTCATCCTCAAACATAAACATATAGCCCTTTGTTTGCCGCCTTTTTCCTTTGCAATTAAGCAGAACATCCGCATTATGAAATCCGTCAATTTCTGCATCCATTGCACTATCATAACGCTTAACATATTTCCCGTCAAGTGTCAGCAAAACAACCGCCCTGGCGTTATGATACGGCGCGCCTTTCCCACCTTTGGTCATATTATAGCCATCTCGATAGGTGTTAAATTTTTCAATGTAATACTTTTCCAACTCACAGGCTCTATCTTCGCTTTCACACGTTTCGATGATTTCCCATGAGAAGTTGTCAAACCCGAATTCTTTAATTGCTCTATGAAAGTCGCAATCTTCTTTTTCGTAGCACCTTTGATGTTGCCACACTCTGCTATGAAAATCACAAGTTTGACCGACATAAGATTTTCCGTTTATTTTATTTGTTGCTTTGTAGATATAATATGTTCGCATTAAATCACCTCAAACATATTATACAAAAATGTTCGTGCTAAGTCAACTTAGCCTTCACCGATTTTACCCGATTTTCATCGACATATTGCTATGCCGCGCGACACATGAAACAAAAGTTTCGTTTATCGGCTGTTCTGGCAAAGTCCCCGGTGATATTGGTTGTATGTGCAAGCACATACTGATAACGCAACATGGCTTTTTGAGCCTGCGTCATCGAGGAAATGTTTGCATCAAGTCCTTGCTTTAACGCCCACTCTTTCAACGTTGCCTGCGTCAAGTCGATACCATAACGCCGCATAGGTGCCGTAGTACCGGAAAATACAGATTGCAGACTCTTGGCAATATCTTCTTGACTCACATCATAGAATGAAGCCATATCTCCGGCTAATTCTGTCAACCGGATAGACATATCTGCCATTTTCCCCTGTGGAATATCAAGGGCAGTTCCCATTGCTTGGAAACGGCTTGCAAACTGTTTCGCGGACAATTCAGACATACCAAATTTTTCAATGGATGTTTTTGCGAAATTGTTAATTAGGCTTTCATACTGCCCGAATGTCTGCCTTACAACGTTTTCAACCTCTGTCAGCGAGGATGATATGTCAATGGCATCTCCAAGTAGCCTAAATCCTCGGAATAGAGTCCAATACGTTGCATACACTTTTCCGATTGCAGACGCAAGAGAGAAAGACTTCTTGGTAACCGCAGAAGCACCGGAACTAAATCCGCTAAATGAGCTTGTGATGTTTTTTGCCGCTGTCCCTGCCGCTCCACCTGTTCTTGCTAACTTTGCAAGCGCATTTGTCATGTTAATAAGATTTTGACTTACCATAGGTGCTTTTGACAATTCCGACATGAGCTGTCGCATTGCAACCGCAAGTTTCGGTATGTTCTCGATAGCTTTTGTAGAGCTTGTATAACCAAGCTGTTTGATTCCTCCAGCTAATTCCGACAAACCTTGCACCGATTTCGACATGCCGAAAAATGAGCTTACAGACTTTGAAATCTGTCGCATTGCTCCGGCTGCTGCATTTATCTTTCCTGTGTCAATGCTGCTAAGTGTTTTAATGTTTCTTGCAAGAGTCGAGAATGACCTTGAATCAACACTTCTTATGGCGCTCATTGAGTTTGACAATCTGTTTACTCCGGTTGATAACCGGTTAATTCCGCTAGAATCTATGCTTTGCAAGGATGAAGATAGCTTCCCTAGCCTTGTTATCAGCGCATCAATCTGGCCATTAGCCTGTCTTGCCTGTGCTTGAATCTTGACCTCTAAGGTTTCTAATTCCAACAATTACACCTCCTTTATTTAGTTTTAGAAAAAGGCGGTAGGATTTGACCCCTACCGCCCTTGAATTACTTTTTCAGTTTTCCCTTTTTCAGAAGAGAAATCATTTTTGAATTTTCCTCTGATGTAAACTTAAAATTGGAAAATCCGTTCTTTTTTGCGATTTCCGCGCGATGTTCTTTTGACACATCATCTTCCCCAACCGCTTTTAATGCTTCAACGATTGATCCAGATTTTCCGGTATACATCGAATAATACTTGCTTGCATTTTTCTTTGCTCCACTTACAACGATTGCAGTGTGACCTTTTGTACGCGTCACAAGAATGTCCCCGTTGTAAAGCAGTTCTCCGATTCGGTAAGAACCAGCATCGGTAAACAAGCCGGATTTCAAAAGAATGATTCTTTCGTTTGCAGTATTGAAATCTCCTACATCCTTCCCGAATGCATGGATAATACAAGCGCGTACAAGAGAAGAACAATCGCATTCCGTCTTAACCTTTGCGCTAATGCCATGTTTAATGACTCCGTAGCGTTCCGATTGGTCATAGCCGATGTTTTTGTTGCCACACGCAATCTTCATAGCTTCAGCTAACTTCTCCGCAACCTTATTATCCTTTGCTCTTAACACATTCCATCCCTTAGAATGGTTGTAAAACTTCTGCGTAGACACTTCCTGTCCGGTCTGGTCTCCGGCTTTTCCGCCAGAATAGCAGTTTCCGTGTTCATCGTGTCGCGCACTTCCGATAATTACTGCCATGGTAATACCTCTTTTCTTAAACTATCTTTGGCTTTGGTAAATGTGATTTCCTTGATTCAGCCGCCCATGCTTCTTCCACCTTAAGCATTTCTCGTATCTCAGCATCGGGATCGTCCGTATTATGCTTTTCGATGGAATCATAGCAAGTTTCTTTCACGTACTTACTATTACCCTTACCGAATGTAGCATCTATTGCGGTCACAAGTGCTGACGTTGCATATCTGCCAAACCACATATACATTTCCACATCGCGTTGCTTCCATTCTGCCTTGTATGCATCCACATAAGGCTTAAGCAACTCTGGATTCATCATATCTATATCATCAACGGAAAATCCGTAGCCTTTTGTTACCACAAGGTAAAACGGACGGATTTCCGCAACGTAATATTCCCATGTTAATTCTTGGCTTTCGCTTTGGATGGGGTCTTTTTCTTCTCCTGCTCCTGCTCCTGTGCTTTCTCCAATGACTCCATCATCTGCGCTAAAAAACCGTTTGTCATCATTTCCTCCTGCATATCAGCGAATAAATCCATGCAGTTAATCTCGTTTGTATCAATCGCGTCATAGAGAATGTCAGACACCTTCTCAAGCTTCTCATCGTAGCCTTCGTTTGTTTTGTAATCATATCCAAACTCATCGTTATGATGCATCTGTAAGCCTACAAGAAGTGTTTTAGGAAGTGTTTCAAGAAGAATATCTTCCATAGAAGAAATATCTTCCATGTCCTGTGTCTTCATAATATCCTGTAAGATATGTGATTTTAACGATGGTCTTGTTGCAAACTGAATTGTATATTCTTTTCCACCTAATTTAACTTTCATGTTTTACCTTGCCTTTCTGCCCTATATTGGCAAGGGGCAGTGTTGCCACCGCCCCATTGTTGCTTATCTCATTGCTTCAAGTTCTGCGATCGACCGTTCATCCTCGCCTACCGGTGCGGTCGATTGCTCGTCCGATAGGCTTTTTACCCCACCACTGTTACGGTAAACGTGCCATCGTTGTTATCAACAACAGTCAGCTTATCTGTAACAAGCTCTGATGCTGTACTTGGAATAACTGTTACCGTCATTTCAAGGATTTCATCGTTTCCACCTACATCGTTAGGTGTGGCTGTTGCAGTTCCTACATATGCGTACTTCGCTACACCGCCGATACCGTCCGTTCCGTACAGATGGATAATATCAAGTTTTTTATCTCCATATCCATCCACCTTTGAAAGATATTCTTTTTCAAGGTTTCCTGTGATTTCTCTTGAATCAGAAGTCTTAATTCCTTTTTCAAAAGTCTGCTGATCATCTTCCATTGTGGTTGATTCAACAGTGTTTGGTGGTGATGCAGGACTTGGAACTGACTTAGCCGCAACCAAAAGATTGTATGTTCCTGCAAAGTCAGCCTGTTTTTCCGTGTGCTCTTTTACAATGACACGCGTTTTATAACTTGTTGATGCCATATTTTCTACTTCCTTTCTGCTTATAGCTGATCTAAATGCTCAACGTTTCCAATTACGCGAGTTGCGCGGAATGTAACCGTTCGCACTTGCTTGGAAATTGTTGAGACTGTATCTGATACTTCAAACATTTGTTGTTTAAAAAAAGACACCGCATATGCTGCGATGTCCTTAGTTGCTTTTCTTGAACCTTTGTTTGTAATTGTGATCTGAAATGTTGGGCGAATTGCATTGATTGTCTTTGCTTCATTAGTTCGTCCGGCTTCTGTCACACCGATTTGTCTGACTAAAAGCGTAGGAAATGTTGCGGTGCCGCCCGATTCTTCATCTTGCGTCACTTTAATTCCTTTTACCTTGCTTTCCATGTACGATTTCAAAAGGGAACATAAGGTATCTTCAAAATCAAGTGCCCAACTATTTAACTCATTTTCCACCGAATACCTCCCTTGCAATCTTTACATACTGTTGAATAATCTGTTGTTCCGCATTATACATAGGCATTGTGGCTTTGATACCGTGGGTATAACGCCATGTTTCGGTCTTATCGTCCCAATAGTACCAACCATCTTCAAAAGCGTGTATTTGCCCCGGATATGTTCCGACACCGAATCCAAGTTCCGGTGCTTTCGGATTCTCTTTGGAGTTATAAAAAATACCGGCTCCAAACTCTACCGCCAATAAAGTATAGAACGGTTCCCTATCTTCTGATTTTACCGTTTTTCCGGTCGCAATCAGAATCGCATTTGAGGTCATTAACTGTGGTGCTTTATCTACCCTTACCGTTATCGTGTTCCCTATTGGAGATTCCGATATTTGTTTTATTGCCACCGTCTGACCTTCCTGTGCAAGCCTAGAAACAAGTAAATCGCATTTAGCCTGTAAACTATCGCGGTACTTTTCTAATTCCTTTATGGCGGCTTGTATGGACTTAGTGGATAGTGTCATTGAAATAGTTTTCTTTGCCACGCAATCACCTACTTAATATTCTTCCGAAGCAAAAATAAATCTGTGGTCAGTCCTTCGTCTGCAACGCCTTTTACGATGTAGTCTGCGGTTTCTGAATCCACAAGCCCATCATCAGTGCGTTTTACTTCCGAACGCTTCCACACTACATCGCCGGCTTTCAGTGGCAAATATCCTTTATCCGTAACAAGCTGACAGTATGATGTACTATCATCAATTCCAAATTCTTTCACAAGGGCTTCTGACAGCTTATTGCTGATGTTGGCTTGGAATGTCGTAGGTTCTGAAAACCCTTCAACTTCCTCGCCTTTTGGAATCTTGTTTCCTTCGGAATCTAAATAAGGTACAAAGTTCCCATCGGAATCCTTGTACCCTTCATAGACAATATCTCCATTTTCGTCAGTTTGTGGGATGAATACCCTCTGACCGGATTGCGAATATTTCATTTCCTGCTTGTTAATGTCAAGCATTGGTGTTTTCCTCCGGGATTCCGGCAACACTTGTCAGAAGCGATAACACTCCGGCAAGGACTGATGCGGAAAGAACATATTTCCAATCTACCGCGCCCATAAATGCCGCCGTTCCAATTCCGGCAACTGCCGCCTGCGCAACAGTCTTGATTGCTCGGATTCCGGCTTTCTTAGTCCAATCCTTCCAATTCCTCATGGCTTTTATCTCCTTTCCCTATATGAATCTCTTCAATCTCATGTTTCATTTTCGTAACCATTCCGTTTCCACCTAACGCATGGTACGCATCATACATCTCACAGAAGTTCTGATAGGCATATGACGGTATTTCTCCGATTCTGGTGTACTTTGCATGGTATTCAATAAGCTGGACGCGCAAAAGGAGCATTGTTCCTTTACTATTCGCATCCCTGCTTTTCTTTTGTTGTTTAAGAAGCCAAACTATATATCCGAGCACTATCGGAAGTGCCACAAGATAAGTTTGAATCAAAATACTTTTCATTTGAATCTCCTTTTGACGCACTGCCCACCACCGCTTAATGTGCGCCGCCTGCAACCATAATGGTCACGCTCAATCTTCTTTAATTACATTGCTTTTACAAACGGAAACACTCCAACAAAAAGGCTTTCACGGTCTTTCCATATTCGGCTTACTCCATTTTCGGAATAACTTGCCATGTAAGCTTCGCCGGCTTGTGAGCGGTCGTACACTGCCAAATTGACCATAATGTTTTCATAATTCTTAACATCACTGTCAATCTGGTCTTGCGTGTATGTGTCCGGGTAGTTCCGTCTGCTGATAATCTCTTTTCTTGCCTGCTCTAAAAGCTGTTCAATCAAAGGGTTACATTCTTTTTCATCAAACACAACTTTATCGGACTTTTCCCCGGTCGCTTCGTCCTCTACCTCTTCTATATGAAATTGTTTTAAACGAATCTTTACCTGTTCGACAAGCGTGTATGACATAAGCGATCTCCTACAGATTAAATTTTGCAATCAGAATTTCTTTCAGTTCCGCGCCACTTGTTGCTTGTGCGTTTTCAATCCCCTGCTCCGCGGCAAGTTTTTGCAAGTCTGCGGTACTCATTCTGTTGATTTCGGTCTTTGTATACCCAACGGAAGATACCGGAGGATTACTATCCGGTACCTCTTCTCCTGCGTTATACCACTTACCATTATGAATCACTATATATGGATATTTCATAGTTGCACCCCCTACTCTTCGCTATGAACCTCATATACGAATGTACTATCCATATTCTCATATGATGGAAGAACAACCTCGGAAGCAAATGTTGACATTTTCATAGGTGGTCCATACTCTGTCTTTGTAGCGACTGTAATACCTACACCATATGTTGTTACATCTACATCAGCTACCTGTCTCGCAGTTCTTTCTTCCGGTGTGGTGCCAAACCAAGTGCTGCCAAGGCTGCCTTCTGGAAGAAGTGTAACCTTGTTATCCGGGTAGAAGTACTGCTCTTTGCCATCATCATCAATGTACATCTTATCGTAAAGTACGATAGTGAGCTTTGCTCTCTTCTGCACTACTGAAATAACAGTATCATCGTCAACCTCAATAGTTGCCGTAAGGTTCTGTGCAAGGATTGAGTTTCTTATCTGTGCATTATCAAGCAGATATTGGAATGTATTGCTGTTCATAAGTGCATATCTAGCAATCTTACCCTGCTTCTGTAACTTCTTTCTTGCATTGTTAAGGTCTGTAAGTGGCTTTGAATTAGCTGTATCGCTCCACATGCTTGTGCCGGATAACTTTGCGTAATGGTCTTTTGCGTATGAGCCATCCTTATCGTAATCATAAGCGTACTGAACGCCATCACTTACAATAGCAATTACCGGATGACCTGCATTTGTAGAAAGAAGTGACATTCTCATGCGCTCCGGCACAACTTCTGCGCCGCTTACGAGGTTGTTAGTGTCGTCATATACACTTGATAAAGCACTTGCAAGGTAAGGGTCGTCTTCTGATTGAATACGCTCGATTTCAAGCATTTCCTCTTCGCCAACTGTCATTCCCTCACGGAAAAATGCCATCTGTGTTTTTTCCTTACTTAATCCGCCTCTAGCTCTAAGAGTTGGGATTGTGTCAAAGTTAGATGGTGCAAGCGAAACCGGTAAACCCTTGTGTGTCTTAATCCAACTTAAATCAAGCCCCTGCTTCTTTCTTTCTGGAAACCACTGTAAACCAAGATAAGGTATCTGATTACTAGCGTTTTCTGTTGCCGATAATGCGATAGACTTACTGTCTAATACTTCATTAATTAACATCTATTTACCTCCTGTTATTATTCAAATACAATCATTGGAAGAGCTGTCTTAACTTCTGCGTCATATGTAACGCCGGAATGCGCTTCTGCTACTTTCGTGTTAAGATATGCTTTCTTAAGCAGCACTCCTTGTGGCCTGTCCTCTGTTACATCAAATCTCAAAATACCCACTACCGTAGCCGTATTGTCAGCCTTGCCATTTGCTCCGATTGGAGTACCTGCTTTGACAATCTTCTTGCCCTGTGCGTTTTTAGTTGTCACGCCATCAAAATCAAGTGTTAATGGGATTGCTTCATTAGGCTCTCTCTTTAAAATCTGAACATCTCCTGCGTATAAAGTCTTTTCATACTGCATATTCATTTCCTTTGCCATTTCTTACCTCCTGTTATTGCTGAATGTAATGTGATAAAACGTCATTGTTCTTAGGTGCGTTAGATATAAGGCTTTCTGCTATCTTTTCAGCGTTTGTCTTATTGTCTGCACCGCTTTTATTACTGCCGCCACCCGGAATATCCTGATGTTTTGCAATCTCCTGTTCCTTAGCCTGTGCCGCAGCTGTTTCTTTTTCGGACATAATCTTGCCAAGTTCGGTGTAATCAAGGCTTCCATCATCTTTAACAACCGTCTTTGCCTGTTCAGCAGTAATCTTAAAATTAGTCATAGCTGCTTCCCTCTGGTCTCTGATAGCGTTAGATTTCTGTAAATCTGCTATCTGCTGATTAGCTGTATCTAATGCCTTATTTGCCTTTTCAAGCTCCGACATATTACCAGCCTGTATTTCATCAAGCTGCTTCTGTAAGCCATCTGCTGTGTCAGCCTTAGCCTTGTACTGCTTTGCCTTGTTTTTCTCGGTAGCAACTTCTGAATTGTTCTGATTAAGAAGATTTGTAATCTGTTCATCTGTTGCTTCTGGAAAAAGTTTTAATACATCTTCTCTTGTCATAATTACCTCCGTTAAACACACGCTTTTGTTACCGCAGGTCGCTCCTGCTGTGTTCTTCTGCTATTTACCGCATAGCTGCAAAATGTATAAAATAAAAGCAGCTACCGATTATTCGATAACCGCCTTATTTTGCTGATTATTATTAAGTTGATTAACTATCTCTTGTGCTTTTTGTTCTTGTGCTTCCACATCATCAATAGTCTTGTATATATTATCAAGATATGGTTTTGATAAAAGGAATGTCTTTTCTGCATCTCCCCATAAACCAACTGTCTTAATTGCTATAAGTGGATGTATGCCACTTTGAAGCAACACTGTAAGTGTCTGTGCTTTAGTGTACATATTGTCCTGCGGACTGTGATTTATTTGTACATCAAAATCTCTAACCGATAGTTTTAAGTCTTCTCCTGCAAGTCTTAGAATATTAAGAATTACTACCGCTAACCGCTTTTCGCACGATTTAACAATAGGGTCTTTCAGTTTTGCTCTTGTCTTAGAGAAATCCCATCCGTTTCTTAACTCGACCGCTCCTTGCGTATCTCCGCCTGTGTTGCCCTGTTTGTTTGGTATAGCCAATATAGATAATGTGTTATCCCACAAATCTTCTTTAGCAACTTGACATTGTGTCTGATTAAGCTCTTGTGTCATAATTTCGACATCCGACTTATTGTCCTTATTGATGGACTTAACTGTAAGAGCGTGGTTCATTTTCATTTTTGCAAATGTTTCTTCATCAACTTCGCAATTTACAAACTTAACCCAGTATTCAACAAATTGCTGTATACTATCCATTCTGTTAGACTGCATATTGTTAATAGCATCAAGCATGCCTACAACAAGCTCAATATCGGATATTCTTTCGTGATTATTAGGAAACTCAACGATAGGGATTTCACCATATGTATGTAGTTTTGCTTCAACTACTTTGCTGTCAACAATTCTAAAAGACATAGTGTCGGAAAATGCCATCTTATACCAGTTTTCATCCTCATCTTTAAGTTCTTGCACAACAAGCATAGGTTCTTCTGTGCTTTCATTGTAAACAACGTAAGTATTCATTGGTGTAGGTGCTACAATTCTAAACGGCACATCACCATTTTTAGGTTGAACCGCCTTAAAGGATGTTCCTGTTGCCGATTGCCATTCTCCAGCCTTAATGTCTTTTTCTTGTTTATTGGCATCTGCCATAAAATCATTAAGCGCATCGACAGCTTTATTGATAGTTTCATCATCTTTGCGGCTTATAAACTGAATCGGTTCGCCATATGTCTGTCCTACTTTGAATTGAACAATTTCATATGCGTGGTTTTCTACAATCTTATTTGTAATATCCTCGTTAGTTAGCTTATGTCTATATAATATTGGTTGGTCGCCTTTGTAATAATCCCACAGATACTTAATAACGGGCTTATTCCAGTTGAATATTCCAATTGTACTTCCAATAACCTTAACAACATTGTTAGCAGTTATTGTATCTACATTCGTGTATGCAATTTTTCTACCATAACAGCCTCTGACAAGGTCATGAAAATACTGTGTATTCATATAAATAAAACTCCACTACTGCAAGCGCGTTTTGGTATCGGCTTTGTTTCAATTTTGCCTGTTGCCACGCGATAAATCACAATATGATTGCATTTTTTACATTTACACGGATGATCTATCGTAGATCTCCCATCATAATGTCCGGCAATTCTTCCGCAATCCGGGCAATATATAGTTACTTTTTTCATAGCAACCTCTTTCTTGTAAATAAAAAACACCGCCATTTCCGGCAGTGCCTTTTACGGGTTATATGCTTTTGGGGGTTGTAGGAATTTGTTTTTCTACTCTTTTAGTATATCATGCAAGTTTTAGGAAATGTTGTGAAAGAGTGTGAACTATTGTGTACTTTTATGCACTTTTTTCAGAATAAAGCTGTCCATAACGTCTTTCAAACTCCTGCAATGCTCTTTTTCTAAGTTTCATAATGTTCCTGTAGGAATATTTCATTTCAACAGAAATCAGGTTCCAATCTTTTCCATTGACATAATGTGATGAAAGCACGATATATACATCTGTATTATCCATACTGTCAATTTGCGATATGATAATCCGTCTTTTATCAACCAATTCATCTACAAGTGTCTGAACCTCATTCTGCAAATCAACAATCTTCGATACCGCGCTCCCCATTTTGTCGGGATTGCCGGATGATTGCACATCCACTTCTTTCGGAGATATGGATATAGAAGTTGCCATATCGGATAGCCTTTTGATTTCTTCCAGCTTATTTGCAATCGCATGGTCAATTCTGCTTATCTGTGAAAGATATTTGTCTGTTGTCATATCCTAATACCTCCTAAATGGGTTTACTGCTGCTTCTACCTTTGCGGTATTGTTTGGGTTCTCTATAAACATTTCAAGCTGGGTTAAACCGTCTGCCGCATCGTCGTGTTCATTACCACCAATACTTACAAACATAGAGAGTTCATCCATAGCTGCTTGATATTCGTCATTTCTGTAATATCTTGTCACTCCAAGATCTGAATCTTTCTTCATTTGTTCCTGCGTCGGTCGGTGCGTATCAAGAAATATGAATTTTCTCTTAACATCACCTGAATACGCTATGATTTTTGATAACTTTTCAACCTTGTTTGGTGCTTTTCTGCTTGTGCATGAGCATTTATAGTCCTGTTCCTGCAGCTTTTCATCTACATATTGGCAATACAGATCGCCCCCGGTATTTCCCTCAAATCTTGTCTGCCGAATCTCATTCCCGATAATTCGTCCAACAACAAGAGGGATTGTTACCTCTTTCGGACCTTTGTTGAATACCCAATCGTAAATATAAACATCACCGTTTTCATATTCTGCCCCAATCGGCATTGACAAGCTATCGCCGCCTCCCCAGGCAACATCCACAACTCCGATACGCCGGAAATCTCCGTCCGGAAGGATTCCGTTAAATAGTCTCAAATCCTTATAAAGCAATCCCTCTCGGACATATGGTTGCTGCATAAACTTAGCCATCCATTCGGCATTGTCAAGCTTATCTCGCATATCCCGATAGTATTCCGTGGAAAATCCGTTGATTTCATACGCGAAATTGCTTTCGTCATTTTCATTAAGTGCCGGAATCTTACGGAATCGGTATTGCGGGTCATGCTCATATTGCTTTCTCATGCGCTCCAATGGGTCTAAAACATTCCAAAGAGTACCGACCATCAATTCCCTTGCACCGTCATTTTTACGGTCAACCATCTTGTTTAGGTACTCTTGGTATGTGTTTTCCATTCGAGTAGGACTTAATGAATGCTCTCGATCACGCACCAAGTCATCGACATACAAATATCCATCTTTTGAAACATCGACCGCTCCTGTCCATGTTCCATCAATACCACGGCACGTTACGGTTGCGAATCTGTCCGGATCTCCAAGCGTAATTGTAAATTCATCAGCACTTTTGTCCGTTGGAAGTGCTGCGTTTGCGTATTCCGGATGCCAATAAGCAAAAAGTTCCGCAAACGTATATTCTTCTGTGGTAAAAAGATTCATCAGTTCTTTGTAAAATCCTTTTGCCAAAATACCAGAGTGACCACCCATAGCACTATGGCTGTTTGGTCTGCGCAAAGCCACCCACGATAGGAAGAAAATGCAGATAGTCGATTTACCAACACGCGATGGCATTGATAATCCGTAAAATTTAATCTTTCGGTTTTCCAAATCTTCAAGATCTTGGGCAACAATATTCAGCGTCTTGCGGCGTGGATAATAAAACCGTTTACTCCAATTTCTTTTGCGCTCCATAAAGTAGATGAAGCTCTCAAAACGATAAAAGCTCTCTAACCGCAAGACTTCATAGAACTGATCCACAAGTTTGTATCCGCCTTTAATGTCGTGATTCTGCGCATATCGTTCAAGTTCCCATATGCTACCGCCCGCATTTTTCTGCGTAAATTCATTGATTAAAGCCTTTGTTCTTTCGGTTATAGTCAATCCGTAGTCAACGTCTTTTTCCGTCCGAATTGCCACATTGCACGCTTTCAAAAGGGCATCTATTACCTGTTCATCAACGCCTTTTCTCTGTATGTAGTTTTCATATCCATTTACTGCATTGATTAACTGCTTTGAAGCCAAATAAAAAGCACCTCCGCAAAAGCAGAAGTGCCTTGACCTCTGCCTATAACTGTTTTAGGGTAGCGACTAACTCCGTTTGTTAGCCGGTAATATCACTTAATCAATATCTGCAATGCTCTCTACAAAGCAGTTGTAGTAGATATATCTCTTGCCATTAAAGTCAAACTTGACATATCCACCATCGTTTGTACTAAGGTCAATTTTGCCTTTATATGTTGCAAGTTCTTTACCATCTGCCGTATATATAGTAATGGTTCTCTGCATACCGCCATTTGCATCGCTTTTCATGTCTACCACAAATCTGTCCCACGATGCACATCCGGTCATTCCTAAACACAATGTCAATCCTAATGCAATTGCTATAATTTTCTTCTTCATAATCTTGCCTCCCTAAATTCTTGCAACTACGTGTTCTTTTGCAAATTCTTCTTTTTCCGGGTCGTAAATAACCGAACCGTTTTTGTCAGTCTTATTCTTATCAAATTTGCAAGAAATTTTTATGCATGGGTATCTCAATGGCGTGCATTCAGCATGGAAATCAATATTATACACTCCCTTTTGCCATTTCCCATTGGCATAAATCTTTGTGTAACCGCCTTTTCTAGTTTTGATTATGATTTTTGAACGCGTTTTCTTCATTTCCAATGCACCTTGAACCCTTTCTTTTTATACTCCTCTACGGCTTTTTTTAAGGCTCATATCGTCCTCATACTTTTCATTCAGCATAATCACCACATTATCTTTTTCAATGCCGTATATGTTGCAATTTGCAAGTTTCTTAGCCGTTCCAAGGATAGCTTTTGCCTGCTTACGGCTCATTTCATAGGTTTTGGCTCCCATATTAACAATCATTTCTCATAAATCTCCTAATCGTTCCTAGAAGCCCTGCATACACGAGTATTGCATTTCTTTGAATATCTAATACGCATTGCCGAATCATGCACAAGGTCTGGCATATACCCTCTTTCTAAAATAGTTTTCGATATTCCTCTTGCTTGCTTGATGCTATTGGGTAATGGCATGTTTAAATCTTTTCTAAAGTGCTTAAAGTACGAAAAGAACCATTGTCTTTGTGCATATCTTATATTGTGCCTTATTCTGCTATCTAAGCGCAGACAATGTAATGTTTCTCTAATTCTTCTCATTCCTCATAAACCTCTCAAAATCCTTTCTGCATTTAGGGCATAATTCATAAGTTTTCTTAAGTTTTCCGCAAAATCTTGTTTTGTAAAGCTCGCACGAAATTTCATCTTCTGTAAATCTAGCTACCGGTTCTGAATATGTACCACAAGGCACATATTGTAGCTGTTGTCTTGGCTTGAATTTTATTTCAGCACCGCACCTGTCGCAAGTGTGCCATTCTTTTTGATGTTTCATTCTTTCACCAGCTTTCTACCGCACATAGGGCAAAATGCAATATTTACCACTCCTGCGCCGTATTCTCCGGCACTATTCGTAAAAACAAGTGCACATTTGTCTACAATTTCCCGAATTTCTATTTCGACTCCGGACGGGGTTCTTCCGCTTTTATCCGGAGTAAGGAAATCCCAATCCGGTATTCCAATTCCTATATTATTGCAAAAATCACACATTCTTCCGCCCCTCCCCTTTATTAAATAAATACCACGTTTTCAAATATTGCCGTTTCTACCTTCTCCGGCTGATTTTCTGGGATGTTCCTTGCCGGAATCTGTGTAAATAGGTATTTGCAATAAGGACACCTATCAACTTCGGAGTCAAGTATTAACATTCCACAGCACAAGCAACTTGTCATAATTCACACCCCAATCATAGCAAAAATCGGAATCCTCGTGAGATTCCGTGTCTTTTGTGTGATATAAATATTCCACAATGTTTTTATCATACTTACACACCATTTTGCGTAAATAAATAGCGGCACAGGGAATCGAACCCTGTCAGCCAAAACCATGCCAACCTCTTTCAAATCTGCAATTTCTAATCACGGAAGGGTTTTCTGTTTCCAATAATACCACTACCATCCATAAGTCTCCCATCGACCGGAACTATTGCAGTAGCACCCGACTAAGTGGAGATAAGGAATTGATGTGGCGAGGATTTGAACCTCGCAGAAAAGATTTACTTCCTCATAATGTCCCTGAGAAATACTTTCTCTGTATTGCATTTTGCAATAGACATTTCATAGCGTTTACCCATTCCGCCACACATCAACGCCCTATTTTGGGCAAGCGCAGTGTGTAGGATTCGAACCTACAGGGCGAATAAACGCCCGACCGGATAGCAACCGGCTCCAATTCCAATTATGGGAACACTGCCGAATTTTCTTTGTATCGCCAAGAACATTAGGAAAGAAGCGGCGGGAACCTTTCTTGCTGGAGTTATGCCCGCAGGTGGTCCTGACCCACCATTCTGCTACCATGCTTACTCCGGAATTTAATATGCGTGGGCGGATTTGCACCGCTCCCATGGTTGCTAGCACCAGTGATCTAAGTTGCCGATTTCAACTGATTACCTACGGCAATATCGTCTACCTATTCCGACAACGCATACTAACTGGCAAGGTGGGGATTGAACCCACGACATCCTGATTAACAGTCAGGCGTTCTACCACTGAACTACAAGCCATTAAAATTGCAGGAGGTGGATTCGAACCACCGGTCTCAAGGGTATGAACCTTGCAAGATTGCCACTTCTCTATCCTGCTAATGATCGGTACGAGATTTGAACTCGTGTTACCACCGTGAAAGGGTGGTGTCTTGGCCACTTGACTAACCGATCAAAGACACGCGGTCGATTGTGACACCAATCCACGCCTGCTGTGACGCAATTTAAGTCTTTGCTATTCACATCCAAACAACCTAGGATAATCTCGCAAACCGGTTACGCGGGACTAAATGGATGCTTTCGCTCATGGGGAAGAGAGGAATTGAACCTCCAATGTTTACCACTCAAAAACTGATTTACAGTCAGCCGCAACACCGCCAATCGTTGCCGCTTCCCCATAACCGCCGCAAGACGGTTAGCAATAATGTTTTTCGTGCCATGCATTGCACTATCCTGTTTTGTTTTAACGATGATTCAGCAGGAATACCCATCGTTGTTACTACTTAACGAAGTCTTAATGCTTCCATTTCGAGGTCTTGATGCCTCTGCGCCACATTATAATTGCCCGTGGTATCATACAGCCAAAACATAGACCATCTGCAAGCAAACAGCATAATTTGACCGAGTAGGTGGGTGAGGATTTGCACCTCACATAAACCGTGCACTGTTCACATTGGAGGGAATCGAACCCATAGGACTTCAACCATGAGTTTTTAATCTTTGTCCTGTCTCTTCCATCTGCGCGTCTACCTATTCCGCCACCACCTAATTTCATGACTCATGCACCGCGGGATA